AGAATATTTTTTGACGAGGACGCAGAAGGCGTACCTCTGGAAACCCGAAAAAAGACTTGGTGCTATAAAACTCTAAAGGGGGCAAAGTCAGCAGCAAAGCAGTCCATAAACAGAAAGAATAGAAGACTAGACAAGCCAGATAGGATAACGTTCTCTGATCTAAAGGTAGTAGAATGCGAATTGGTGGAAAAGGATGTTCACCCATTATAAAACGAGCATTGACGTATTCTTTACTTACGCTAGTTTTTTGTTTTGAAGTTTTGATCGTTTTATGCCTGGCTGCGCACACAGCCAGGTTTTTATTTTCTGTCTCGGATTGGTTTACGCGATAGAATTCTGACAAAGCGATACGAAAGCGATAAAAATACCTTGATTTTTGTTTTTGTCTGGGATATAATAGGGTACGGACCCTTTATTCGAACATTTCACTAGAGGTTTAAAATGCCAAAGTATGACTACGGGTGTAATCGTTGCGGTTTTTCATGGGAGGATATTCAGCAGAGCATCAACGACCCGCCAAAGAAAAAATGTCCAAGGTGTAAAAAAATGACTCTGGAACGGGTTATCTTCGGAGGTGTTGAGCCTTTTGTTAGGGGGGACGCGACCACTCTCGGACAGTTAGCCGAAAGAAACTCCAAGAAAATGGGCAAGTCAGGGGTTGAGGAACGAGAGGCAATAAAGCAGGAACAGGTCAATCAAGGACTTAAATCCCACAGAGAAGAAATTAAACGTGTGGGTAAAATGTCTGACACTCAAAAAGAAAGGTTTATTGACAATGGATGATTTTTTAAGACCCATTTCTTACGATGAGGTCTATTACGACAGAAATGGTTCGATATGTGTTGATGACACTGGTTCCGTTCATGCTCTAGCAAAGGAAGTAACTAAAACTTCCGATCAGATTAGTACGTTAAGTTACCACATTCTTTTTAAGATCAATACGATGGTAGACCCCTGGGGGGAAGATTCGAGTCTTAGAAGGTTACGAGACTGTAGGTTCAAAAAAGTAACGGAAGCCTCTTTTCAGGCCTATATTAAATATCTAAAAACAAAACAAAGAAGATTCCTAACAATAGCGGAGAGAAATACCTATGTCTAAGAAGGCAACAAGCAGGGTGAGAATGAGTAAGGTTCAGAAGTTTTATATCGATCAGAACCAAGATATGGACATTGCTCAGTTATCGAAGGACGTTGGCGTACCAGAAGACGCTATCGTTAGATACCAAAAAAAACAAGCTAGAGAAACAAAGAAAGAAGAAGAAAAGGTAGAGCCAAAGACTTCAACATCCGAAATTAAAAAGCAGACCGTTGACGAACTTATGATTCGGAATCAAGAACGGGGGGTTGTAATCATGACACCGGCAGCTTCTCAGGTTGGAGACTCATCAAACAAATCAGGAATGAAAAGCGATCTGTATAAAAATGCCATCCAAAAAATACGATAGTAAATTTGGCGCTTTTAATGATGACGATAAGATAACAGACGGTAACAAGATTTGTGAAAAAATCTTTCAGAAAAGAGCAGAGAAGAACAACGAGGGAAAACTTCCCGATAAGTTCTGGAAGATGGCAAAATACAAAGGTCCCTACACAGGGCAGATTGTTGCAGCAAATCGTTTACTGAAGAAATATTCAATGCTGGCAATATGCAGAGCATTGGACTCAAAGGACGCGAAGTATATCTTGTCGCTAACAAACAAAAAGCTAATCCCCATCATAGAACGGATGCAGTCTCAAATAAAAGACTCTGTGTTTGAAGAGTCTAAAAAAGAGGACATCCTACCCAAAAGAAAGAAAACAGGTAAGAAGAACCTGTGGAGTCAATTATAAATGGCGGCTAAAGACAAAGAAGCACAACTGAAAAAGTTGCGCAAGGACATCGGAAAATGTATCTTCAAAGCGTCTGAGATATACGAAGAAAAGAACAACCTGAAAAACATTAAGGTTAGTCCCGCACTGGACTTCTCACTTAATGGCGGAATCCAAGAAGGTTCTTGGGTTAGTGTAATCGGTATGCCAAAGACTGGTAAGACCAGTACCGTTCTTCAGATTTGTGCTAATGCCCAACAGGAAGGACGTAAGGTTATCTACCTGGACGCTGAAGGGCGTATGAAGAAGCATAACCTTGGTGGTATTGACGGACTTGATCTTGATAATATGGAAATGATTCGCGCCCCGGAAGGAAGCATCCTGAGTGCAGAAGAGTTTCTCACCATCCTAGAGACCATGATTCAGCAGCCAGAGAACGCTGGGGCAGTGGTTGTCATTGACTCCGTTTCCTCTTTGATTCCTAAAAGAGACATTGAGACGATGGTTGATGGGGAACGTAGACCTGGACTGCCTAAAATTCTTGGTGACTTCACTCGGCGCATGGGGCAGGTTATTCCGAGGACTCGTAATGTTGTCGTTCTTATTGGTCATCTAATCGCTAATACTTCTGGCTACGGCAAAAAGAATGTGGCTGATGGTGGTATTAAGATTCAGTACCAAGCAGATACTCAGATAGAAGTCAAGAGAAGCGATCCTTGGCTTGTTGACGGTTCTAAGATTGGTCAGATCATTACTTGGACCATTAAGACTTCATCACTTGGGGCTTCTGGTACAGAGGCTGTTGGCTACTTCCGTTATAACAGAGGGCTGGACGGGGTTCAGGAAATGATTGAACTGGCAGAGGCTTTTGATGTAGTAGATAAAGCCGGGGCCTGGTACGCACTACCATTTATGAAAAATCACGACGATGATTACACGGAAAAGAAGTATAAGTTCCAAGGAGTTTCTAAACTCTATAACTACATTGAAGAAAACCCAAACGTAATGGACTTACTAGAAAAGGAAATGAAGGTGTTTCTCACATGAAAGTACTAGGCTTCGACGGAAGGGACCACGACCTCTCTTTTAAAAAGCATAGGTATAACTCAAGGAGAACGAAAAATAAGTCATCACACCACCTAAAGGCTAGGGAACTACTAAAGGAACTCTTTCCTTATGAGCAAATATACGAAGAGGTCACACTTCCCGGCTCTAGGACTAGCACAACGGGAATACTATATGCTGACTTCTTCTTGCCTAAGATGTTCTTAATGGTTGAGGTACACGGAAGACAGCATTATGAATTCTGTTCTTTCTTTCATAAAACCAAAATGGATTTCATAAAATCCAAAAGAAGAGACAAGAAAAAGATAGAGTGGTGCGAGCTAAACGAACTTGATATGGTAGTATTGCCTTTTGACAAGGACGAGACATGGAAAACTTTAATAAACGATATGAGATAAACGAAGAAGACAGGGAGATACTGGATGCCATAGAGGGGTTAATCACTAGATATGAAATGGCTAACAATTTAGACCTTGCGGTAACCCCCCCGGAGATATATAATGCCGTAAATCTTGGTGGTGAGGAACTATCGGAAATGACGGGGGAGCAGATACTCCATAACGCCTATCTAATAACTGGACATGTTTCCAAACTAAAGTCGGAACTAAATAGACAAAACGGCGATCCTTAATAATGTAACCTGGCCTTACGAGGATGGTATGGGTTATTACCTAGCACCAGGAAAGATGAAGTTCCCCGAATACACTTCTAACTCATCAAAAGAGCAACTAATTTGCGAACAGGTCCCCCTCCTTAAGAAACTAAGACAACTAAAGCGAAAAATAGAGACGGTTGTTAGTTTGTTTGATGGTAAGATTGCCCCTCTTGAAAAACAGGTTGATTTACTATATACGATAGGAAGAAAAAGATGAAGTTACTACAAGGATTAATTAGACTTAAATCAGGTATTGAGACAAACGATAGAAACGCAATAGAAGAAGCTTTTGTTCTGATTACTGGAGAGGTCGCCCAATTCCCCGCTGGGTGTTCAGGTGGTTGCGGGAGTTCTACTGACAAAGAGGTGGATCAAGAAGATCCTGAGCCAGAACTTTATTCTATTGTTCCAAGTCAGCCTGATCTGACGGAATGTGAACTGAAGGACATTTCAGCACCCATCAGAGATTTCGACCTTGACTTCACAATGAATAAGTCCGCAGTAAAAACCCCTAGCAATGACGAATCGTCATTAGAACAGAAAAAAAGTTCAGCTTTTGAAAATAAGTTCAGCCCAGACCTTGAAATTGACGATGAAGAAGGGTATGATAAGGTCAATGACGCGGTAAAGCCAGTGGCTAGAACCCGAAAGGCGCACAAACAAGCGGAAGTATTCTGTCAAGATTGCAAAAAGACCATTTCAGTAGACCCAATGTTTAAGAAGGAACCATATTACTGTGACCTCATCAAACTCGGACAAAAATGCCCAAACGCTAAGTAATGTCGCTTCGGAAAAGGCCGTCCTTAGTGGTCTTATCCAGCATGGTTCTGAGTGTTATGTTGATGTTCAGTCTCTGCTGGTGGAAGAAAGTTTCTCGGTTGATCAGAATAAGGTTATCTATAAGTGCCTATGTAAGGCATTTGAGACATCTGAAAACATTGACTTAACCTCTATCCTTTCTGCCGCAAGTCAGCTTAGTCTGTCTGACTACATCAACGAAACCAACACGCTCAAGCACGTTAATCACCTAATGAACTACAATGTTCATATTGATAACGTTAGGCCTCACGCGGCAAAGGTTAGAAGGTTGCAGCTAGCTAGGGATATTCAGGGCGAACTAAGAGAAATTTACCTCAATCTAAACAAGGTTGATGGCGACGAAAGCATTACTGAGATTGTTGCGATCCCAGAGGCTCAGATCCAAAGTATCTGCCAAAGCTATTTAACGGAGGATCATAGCTCCACAAAGCTTATTGGCGAAGGCCTTGATGAGTTCGCAGACGAACTAAAGTCCGGAGACATTAAATCCCCTGGGATTAGCAGTGGGTTCCCATGCTATGATGCGGCTATTGGTGGAGGGTTCCGGCCTGGATGTGTAGACCTTATTGGAGCCAGGGCTAAAACGGGTAAGAGTACGCTTGTTGATAACATAACAATGAACATTACTAGTAGGGGTATTCCAGTACTTGTTCTTGATACAGAAATGAGCGACGAAGATCACTGGACTAGACTCCTGGCTAACTTCTCCGATATTCCTTTGGACGAGATTAATTCCGGAAGCTTCTCTAGTGACCCGAATAAGGTCAAGGCTTTTGATAAAGCCAGGGAGAAAATCAAGAGCGTCCCCTATCACTTCATTAGTGTCGCAGGAAAGCCTTTTGATGAAATTCTAGGAATCTGCCGTAGGTGGTTATTGAAGCATGTGGGGTATAACGAAGAGGGCAAGATGAGAGACTGCCTTCTGGTTTATGACTATCTAAAGATCATGGATACGAACAGTCTCAANAACGTGGCAGAATTTCAGGCTCTTGGTTTTCAGATTACTCAGTTGCATAACTTCTGCGTCGAATATCAAGTCCCGTGTCTTTCATTTGCTCAGCTTAACAGGGATGGTATCACCAAGGAAACAGAAGATGCGGTCTCTGGTTCGGACAGGCTTATCTGGCTCTGTACTTCTTTCTCCATCTTTAAGATTAGAAACGAAGAAGAGATACAGGAAGAGTCATCGATAGCTAAAAACATCAACAGGAGACTAATCCCCGTTGTTTCCCGTCATGGACCAGGGCTTGAGGGCGGAAGTATTTACATGCGAATGACTGGCGATAGATCAAGACTTGAAGAAATAGGGGTTAAGAAAGATGCAGAAAGAGCAAGCAAACTCCTCAAAACAGGATTTGAGGAAACATCAGATCAAGATGTCGGCAGCAAACCAGATGAGGGATTTGTTGAACCATCTGGAAGTCAACTTTTTTGATGAGGAAGACAGACTAACTACCTCATGCCCCGTTCATGCTGGGGATAATGAAGGGGCTTGGAACATAAATGTTGACCCAAATTCTGAATGGTTTGGTAGTTGGTTTTGCAATACCCAAAAATGCCATGAGAGGTATCATAACGACCCAATCGGGTTAATTCAGGGCATTCTAACTAGAATTCGTGACGAGAGCGTCACTTTTTATGGATACAATAGAGTATATAGAATCGACAATCTCTATTGACACAAATCTGGAGATGAATACCAATAGGAATAATATAGACAAGGTGTTCTTTTCTAAAAAGTCCAGTGGNGTTATCTGCAAAAAGGATAGACTAACATCCGAACTAAGTATTCCCTGCCCTTACTTTTTGGATCGCGGCTTCTCAAAGGAGGTTCTTGAAGAGTTTAGCATAGGGATGTGCAACAACCCCAAGAAACCGATGTATAAAAGAAGTGTATTTCCAATATTTAGATCTGGAGATACTACAAATAGTGAGGTAGTTGGAGTCGTAGGTAGATCAACAGAGGACAACCCAAGAGAGAAGTGGAAGTTCAGCAAGGGGTTTTCTTCCGGTAAGCATTTGTTTAACTACAATAAAGCCTTCGACAAAATGAAGAAGACCAATTCTGCCGTACTAGTTGAGGGGCAAGGGGATGTAGTAAAGCTATATGAAGCGGGCATTATTAACTGTGTTGGAATTTTTGGTTGTGACCTTAGTGACGATCAGAGTATCCTTTTGGAGAGAGCGGCTGTTGATAATATATTTTTAATGTTAGACAATGACGAGGCTGGTAAGAAGGGGGCGAAGAAGATTATAGAGAATTTTGCTCACACCTTTAATGTAAAAACCATCACTTTCCCGACCAAAGATGCCGGGGACCTTTCACCTGAACAAATCAAAACTTTAATACTACCACAATTAGGAAAAAACATCTAATGGGAAATCTTATTGCTTTTAGTGGCTCAAAACAGTCAGGCAAGACGACGGCATTGAACTATCTTCATGGTCATGTCATGCTTAGTCATGGACTCATCAAGAGGTTCTTTATTGATGAACAGGGCAGGCTAGTAGTAAATGCTGAATACCAGGATGAAAACAACAAAAGGTTTGAGAGAATGGGGGTCTTCGACCTAACACAGGAAGATGAGTCATTCGTTAATTACGCCGCTAGCACGTTTTGGCCTTTGGTTAAAGGCTATAACTTCGCAGACCCACTAAAGCGAATCTGTGTGGGTATGTTCGGACTAACAAAAGAACAGTGTTATGGCACAGATGAAGAAAAGAATAGCCTAACGTCTATGTCTTGGGAAGACATGCCTGGTATTCAATGTATTGACCAGACATTAGATCGATATCACCCCCCAGGCCAAATGACTGCCCGCGAATTCATGCAGTTCTTTGGTACAAACATCTGTCGCAGAATGAATGGCGGGGCGCATATCGACCCTACTATTAGTCAAATTAAGACAGAGGGTTCTGACCTTGCCGTCATTGGCGACTGTAGATTTAAGAACGAAATCGAGGCTGTCCACAAAGAAGGCGGCAAGGTTCTGTATTTTACAAGAAACGAAGAATCCTCAGACGGTCATGAGAGTGAACAAGCATCAAAAAACAAAGACGTGTGTGATGTTGTTATTGATAATGCTAATATGACCATTGAAGAACAAAACCAATTAGTTATTGAACAACTATGTAAATGGGGAATTCTCCCCAGAAGCCTATGAAGTTTCGTAAAAGAAATAAATACTTTAATACATCAGTTTAGGATTAGATGTATCAATTTACTCTCACGTATTAAATAAGTACAGGAAAAGGGGTTAGGATGGCTGATTCAACAGACGGAATAGAAAAAGAAAATATGTTGGATGATGAAACCTACTCAAAAATAGGTATGATTTGGTATGGTTCATGGGGGTGTCATAGTTCAGATAAACCCTCATTCATAAAAAGAATGAGTGACGCCATCAATGAACATAAAACTGTCTACAAACAGTGGGGCAGCTATAAAGTCCTACATGTAGGTGATGGGTTTACTGTTAAAGAGCTAACTATCCTTCCCGGAAAGAGTTTGTCAGATCAGAGACATTTTAAGCGGGATGAGCATTGGTTAGTAGTAAAAGGTACGCTAGGTCTCTATTTTCAACATAGTGCAGAAGGAATGCCTTTAGAGCGTGATCAAATAGACGCTAACGACTCAACTTACATTCCTAAAGAGTGTTGGCACCGACCCTACAATGAAGGAACTGAGCCAGTAGTTGTTGTTGAGACGTGGCTTGGGGATTCTAGTGAAGATGATATTGAACGCCGTAGAATGTTTGACTAGGAGATTGATATATGGGTAGACCCTATGACATACTAACTCGCAACTTCCTTGAGGAACACTATGTTAATCAAAGAAAGAGCGTAAAAACAATAGCTAAAGAACAGGGTATTAAATCCACAAACTCTGTCCAACAGGCTATTGGTAGGCACGGTTTATCTAGGAGTAGCAAATATAATAGCGAAGAAATTCTAACTAAGGATTTTTTAGAAGAGTATTACGTTAAACAGAATCTAAGTCAAAAAGAAGTAGCCAGAAAGGCCGGATTTGAAAGAAAGTCGGTAGTTGTTAAAGCTCTAAAGAGACATGGAATTACCATAAGGGAGCATACGGTAACCGAGAAATGGAAAAAGGGAAGCCGCCGCCAAAGGGCGCACCATACTATACCTGGAAGGTTTTTCTATTCCATTAAGTCTTCCGCGATACATAGGGGGTTATCTTTTGAAATAACCATTGATCAGATATGGGATCTTTTTTTGAAGCAGGATAAGAGGTGCGCATATTCTAGACTAGAGCTAAAATTCAAAAAAACAAACGAGAGACAAAAGGAGCAGACCGCTTCCTTAGATAGAAAAGATAGTGCCGTAGGCTATACAATAGATAACGTTCAATGGGTTCATAAACACATTAATTATATGAAACTTGATCATTCGGAAGATTATTTTTTTAAGCTCTGCGAACTTGTAACCAATAACCAGAAAAACAAGGATTAACTAATATGCTCGTCTGCTATCACCGTAGTTCGTCAATCGGGACACTCGCTTTCTGTGAGCAAAAATATTTCCTAACCTATAATCTAGGCATGAAGGATCGCCAGAATCTTAAGGCAACTATGGGTACTGTGGTCCATAAGTGTATGGAGACTTTGGGTAATGTTCTCATCGCCAAGAGAGAGGGCAAGCGAAAAGTCAAGGACGAAATCTTTAATCATACATTTAAGCAGTTAGAAGACCTTGAGCTAATTAGTAAGATGTGCTATGATTACTACTCAAAGCACGTTCCTGAGCTATCGGAAAAGTTCACCCCAAAGGTATACAAGCAGTGCCATGACTGGTTCCTAAAGGCCTTGGCGTATAGGGATGGGGAAATGGACCCACGCAACCAGGACATCTTTGCGGTAGAGCAGTTTTTCGATATTGAAATCAAGAAGCCTTGGGCGAAATACCGATATGATGTTGAGGGCGAGGTTATTGAGGGGAACCTTTCTATTAAAGGAACCGTCGATGTTATTGTTAAGCATGACGAAAAGTATTTTCAAATCCTAGACTATAAAACGGGAAAGCGAATAGATTGGGCATCTGGCGAGATAAAGACCCAGGCAAAACTGGAAAAGGATGTTCAGCTTCTTTTGTACTACTACGCTCTTAAAAACATGTTTCCCGACTATGAGTTTTATGTATCGATTTACTACATCAACGACAGTAAGATCGATGGGCAGGACGTTAAAGGGGGTTGTTTCGACATAGTTTTTGATGAATCAGACTACGAAAAAGCCGAAAATATGCTTAGACAGAAGTTTGAATACATAAAGAACGTGGAAAGACCGAAGCTTCTATCTCAGGAACATAGGTCCTTCAAATGTAAGTATCTCTGTGCTTTTATCGAAGAGTACAAAGATACAGGCAAAAGCGTCTGTCATCACATCCAGGACGAGGTCCGAAAAAAGGGCATAAACAAAGTCGTCGCAGAATACGGTAGGGGACTCGATCATATTTCAAAATACGGATCGGGTGGAGGGGTTCTATCGGAAGACGACAAAAAGACGGAGTAGTTATTTCAAAAAAATAATGGATTACCCTTGATTTTTGTTCGCAATAGGGATATAATATTACGATGATTAAAGTACTAGCACAAGAAGCCACCGTGGAATACTCCGGAGCAAAAGTAACCCTAGATAACGATCCGATTAGTTATGTGGTTACCGTATGCGTCACCGCTATTATACTGGCTTATTTATTTTTAAAGCTCAAGAAAAAGGACTAGTGCATTGGGCCTCTCTTTCGTCGGCACAGCCTCTGCTTGCTATCTTATAACTGCGGTTGATAATTTTAGGCAGGGCGACATGCCCCACTCCGGATTGTGGTTCTGTTACTTCCTAGCCAATTTGTGCATGATGGCTCATGAGATTTCAAAGGTGGATAAATAATGATGTGGTTCCCCACTAGAATTCACTCCCATTACTCATTACTTCAGTCAACGCTGAAGCCGAAGAATATAGTTAGAATCTGCAAAGAGCTAGGCTATAGTGCCGCAGCAATGACAGACTTCGCCTCAATTTCAGGGGCGGTGAAGTTCATGCAGGAATGCAAGGAAAACGACATCAAGCCAATCTTGGGTTGTGAGATACCGATTAGTACCTCACGCAACTCAACCGTTACCCTTATATGTAAAAACATTGAAGCTTGGAAGAAACTTCTACACATAGTTTCTGCCTGCAATGATGTAGAAAACTTCAAAAAACATCCGGCAATAGGCATTGACGATCTATTTGATATGGTTGATGATAATTTTATCTGCATAGACGGTTATGTAGGTAGCGCCCTTTTTGATGAAATGATCGAAGACCATCACTGCATCTACACGGCGTCGGAGTATGACGATGCTGGATCATGCCTAAAGAGACAGTACGAAAAGGATTGTGTTTTACACATCTCAAAATTTCGAGAGAAGTTTGGTGAAGACTATTTTCTTGAAGTAAACAATCTGGACTCAGAACTATTTTCGGCAACCAAGCTTGTCTCCAACTGCGTCATTTCAGTGTCGGATAGTCTAGGTTTTGACAATATTATTGCTGGTGCAAATATCTATTACGGGGAGGCAAAAGACGCTAGGGATCACAGGGTTGTACTATGCTCTAAAATGAAGACTACTCTCAGCAAGATCGATGTAGCTCTTGAGAAGGAAGATAACTTTAAGTACTCCCGATTTTTCCGTAGTAGTAAATACTATATCCCCAGCAAGAAAGAGCTTAAGGTATACGACAAAAGACACGTTTTGAACGTAGGTAAGATCAATAACAGGTGCGATGATTACACTATTCTTTCAGNCCCTAATCTACCACAGGTAGAAACCGTAAATAACGTATCCCAGATTGAGCAACTTAAACAACTCTGCCGTGATGGTTGGAGTNACGTACTGAAACCAACCGGGGTNGTTGATAAAAAGGAAGACCTTGAAAGATATAGNGATAGGGTTCTACAAGAGCTTGAGGTTATTGAGGACGGGGATCTTGCCGGATACTTCTTAATTGTTGCCGATTATGTTAGAGAGTTTCGCAGCAGGGGCGTACTGGTTGGTCCTGGACGAGGAAGTGCCGCAGGATGCCTTGTCTCCTACCTTGTGGGTATTACGCTGATTGATCCCGTTAAGTATGGTCTTATCTTTTCTAGGTTCTTTAACTCTGCACGTAAAGGCTCGCTTCCGGATATTGATATTGACTTCCCCCCGGAAGAACGGGAGAACGTAATTACCTACCTTAAGGAAAAATACGGGGACGATAAAGTTTGCCAGATGTTAACATTTGGTAGACTACAGGGTAGATCGGCACTGAAGGAAGTTCTGCGAGTAAACGACAGTTGCGGCTTCGATCAGATGAACGAGATAACCAATAAAATCCCCCAAGAAGCTGCAATCTCTGATAAGCTTGAGGAAATGGACGAACCCTCTGTTATTAGATGGGCGTTAGAGAATGATCCGGACACTCTTAAGGAGTACTGTTGGGAAGAAGACGGAGAACTGAAGGGTGACTTCGCTAGAGATTTCGCCCAAGCACTGAGGATCGAAGGAACGTTCAAGAGCCAGGGCAAACACGCCGCTGGAGTTGTTGTGGCGTCGATGAAACTCGAAGGTCTAGTGCCTATGGTAAAGCAAACAAAGGGGAGCGGTAGGATTGCTGGAATGGAACTCGGATGCCTCGAAAATATTGGGTGTGTAAAATTCGATATCTTGGGCGTGGGAGCATTGAGTAAGTGCGACAAGACNGCAAAAGCCTAAAGTCTCGTTTTTGAATGGACGATAATATGTTAGAACAAGACATCTTAGAATTCTATGCGGAACATAAAAACCTGGCGAAAACCCGGAAGCAGTTCGGCATCGGAGATTATTCTCTAAAAAAACTACTGAGAAACAATGGTTATACCAGGGAGAACTTTCGGGCAAAAAACTGGGACAGGAATGACGACCAAAAAGTTGTAGACCTTTATGAGTCAGGAGTTGCGGCAGACGAGATAGGTAAAGAGTTTGGCTACTGCCACACAACAATCCTGCGGGTATTAAAAAGACTGGGCGTGATCAGACGGAAGACATCCAGTGTGATTTACAAAGGAATCCCCGAACCCCACCTTTACAGAATAAAGGCCCAGGCGCAGAGACGGTTTATGGATTTTGAGGTTTCTGAAGAATATCTCTTGGAAGTATTTGACTTACAGAAAAAAAAGTGTAAACTGTCCGGAGTTGACATTCGTTTCGCGGATAACTACTCCGAATGGATACAGGGGGAATCAACTACGTCATTAGACAGGATCGACTCAACCAAGGGCTATATCGAAGGAAACGTGCAATGGCTGCACAAGTCTGTCAACATAATGAAGCAGTCAATGACGGACCAAGAGTTTATTTCTTGGTGTAATTTAATTACTAACAACAACAATAAGGAACAAGTATGAACTACAAAGACTATATCTGCTTTGACTTCG